TCAAAATCATCTCCCATGGATACAAACACATTGACTTCGATATCATTATTCACTGTACTATTAGGAGTTGTAAGTTCATTGAGAATATATACTGACAACACACCATTACCTGGTGCGTTAGATGTGTAATTCGTTGTTGAATAAATTTCTGTTACGGAGTCTTCACCAGGATTGGCGTGATCAAGAAGTGTGAATTCTTGTCCATTACCAATCTCAAGAGTGAAATCTTGCTCCTTACTGATATCAACAATACGCATATAATTTGTATTATACTCAACTGTACTAATGAAATTCGGCTCATAAACAAACTTCAACCTTCCCTTGTGAAACGAGGATGCGACGATCTGAAATCTAAATTTCATCGTTCCTGTCCAATATTTAAAAGGTATAGCTGCCATGGCACATGGTGGAAATAAATACGAATTTGGTGACAAACCTGTCTCAGCCCATGTTACTGGGGATACTCGTGTATTCCACAACAAAGTTTCAGGTGCAGATCCTATAGACCAAGAAAACTTGGTCAAATACGATTCGCGACTAGCAATATTTCTTATATTGAGTGGATCATCACCACTCAAACCCGCTACACGCGGGTCTATAGTCAATTCTTGCTTGTCATCAACAGTCAATTTTGCAGAAGTTTGAACCGTGTTGGTCGTGGCAAAAGAACCCGCATTGTAAGGTTTGTACGGTTCTGGCGCCTTGGTTATCACTGGCGCGCAGTAACCAAACATTTTGGCCACACCTCCTATAACATCAGCTGCTTTGGCAGTTGCCATCGCATATGGTGCAATTGCACTTATACCTGAAGCTGCTTTTGCTGCTTTAGATATAACTGACGCTGGTCCAGATATCATGCCTTTCATATTTGCCTCATCAGTCTCCACACCAGCTTGTGGTGTGTAATTTTGATTAGTCAATACAGACATAGATACATCTTCTGCCCAAGCAAACACACTTATAGTAACCACATCAGTGGCTCCATTCGCGTGTTTAAGATCGTTCAGTGAACGCAAATAACATTGACCCATTTCTTCCCAATCACGACTGGGAATATTAAGGTAGTTTTTGTGATAATAGAACGGTAATACCATTTCACCGCCCATTGAAGTGGTCGGATCTAAGTATACATGCGGTAATTGTGTCGTCTGAACTAAATCAGCTGGCACTAACGCCGAATGTGTGGACAAATCATCATACGTATCCAAAGGATTGTATGCTAATACTGCCCTACCATACTGAAAACCATTTCCGTTAATCACGATTTTCAAATGTAATTTGCATCGCAACAAATTGAAGTTCTGCAATCTAGCATTAACTCTGGCATTGCTAAAGTAATCCAACCAAGGGTTAAAATCTTGAGCCAATGCCAAACTAGTAGCCCATTCAAATTCTTGAATTTTAATAGGCCTTCGAAAGAAATTTTCCAAAGTTGCATCGTTGGAATCCTGCAACTTACGTGTTGAATCTATTTCCGAATCAACAACGTACATAGGAGCAGCCAACTGATCTTCAAATGCCACGTTCTCTGAAGCAATGTCAAGGGACGATTTCATCAATGATACTCCCTCCACACCAGACTGTGGATTAAAACCACCAAGTTTAACATATTGGATATCATCCTCATCACTATTTGGTGGTGTTTTAAGTAATTCCGCAACACGTTGCGAAATCCTATCATACTCTCTCACATTCCGGTCAAAAAGCCGTCTGAAAGTAGGAGATTTGTTCTTCTTGCTTGGCGGCTTGGGTGGTACACGCAAATCTTGCCGACCACTCTGCTTTTCAAACTGAACACTCTTCTCTTTCTTATTATTCGCAACATCCGTTGCTGTGATAGAAATCTCGTCTATCTCAAAAAGTCTAATTAAACATCTACTTTTACAATTACCGAGTGATTATTTACAACCATCATGAGTTTCACTCAAACTCATGTGGGTGTGATATTTCAATTCTTTGTTTCGAATTGCTTATGATGCGCAAAGCCTAAGTAAGATAGCAAATGTCACGTAAATCTATCTATACCTGGTATCCATATACGCAAAATAATTTTGCTGTCCAGATTTAAAACTGGATGGTGTTTTGTTCACCCAGACACCATACTGGGATGTACATTCATACCTCAATGAGAAATTGAACCGGTAAGTTCAATTCTTCCCATGAGATTGTATCACCAGTGTACAAAACCAATTCATAACCCTTGTACGTCAATAATAATCCACAATACCAAATATGTGGATTCATGATTGACAGTCCATTAACAAGACGTCGCAATTGATGTCTTCCAATGCGCCTGCTTTCAGAGTTGTGTGAATGTTTAATTTCAAGTAAAACAAAGAAATTTTGTCCAGACACATTTTTCTGGAACAACATATCAATTTCGGCTATAGATGCATCAACTACATCACAATTTTCGGCCGTGCACTTGAACTTAATATCTCTCTTGGCAACATCGTACAGATTCGTCAAAATTTGTTTTTCAACACCAATCTGAGGTTGGAAGTCAATGATTTGCCGTTCAGGCTTTGGACCATCAGCATACTTCCACTTCCATTCAACGACTCTGTCATCATACGTGTCATCAAGAAGTGTGCACATATGGGCAATATTGCATTTTTGCGCTACCGCTTGCATTTGTGCACGCCTTCTTTCATACACATCTCGACCATGGTTGAACCACTCTCTCAATGCATTGTCAATATTTTGCGCACATGCTTCGTGCGGTGTTAAAACACAGCCCTTTGGTCGCAAATAACAATGCAATGATTTGAAAATACTCTTATCGAGCAAAGCGCCAACGTTACACTTCAAATCTGGATGGTAAACGTTGAAACGCTTCAAAAATTCAAAGTCATCAATATTAAGATATGGAACCAATTCACTTTCTTTGTCAGGCATGGTGTACACTTGACCATATGATGCCAAAAATTCCGAAACACCCTTTATGTTGAACTTCGAATATTCAGGGGAAACGGAACCAATGTTGTCGTCACCATAAGTCATCATATGTGCAGCACTACGAAAATCTATACTTTCGTCATAGATAGTATAAAAATAATTTCGTAAATTCAAACTACCGCAAATTCCGTTAAGAATCACGGTAAGCGAATTACCACTAATGTGTGTTCCACTTTGCAAACCAATCAAATCGCCATTAAAAGCGATTAACGAGTAAACTAAATCACCCGTCATTGCTTCCATGATATCACGATCTTCCTGCTTGTATCCCATAGATTTTGATATATCAATCAAAATCCGTAGGGCTGCCAATAAAAGTTGACTAGGCAATTTCTGATCATACTTTCCATAATCTCCACCAAGAATTCTATCTTCACCGAAATGTGTAGCATGCTGGTAAAATTCATCCCATTCAGGACCATGTGAATTAATACCTACTGCACATTCGGACAAAAGAGGATTCATTTGCAAGAATCTCAAAACTGGTAAATAATACTTCCGAACCAAAAATGTTAGCACAATAGAATTGCCATAAAAGATACGACATTTTTCCTTTTTGACAGGCAAAACTTCATCTTTCTTGCAAGCTTTTGCAACGATGAAGGCTCTTTCACCTTGTCTATACAATGTCTCAACGCGTCGTATTTCATCCATCACCTCTGGGACAAATTCCCTATTGTTGGGTTTGTCTTCAGTTGGTTCCAATTCAATTACGAACTTACGTTTTGTTCCTGTCAAAGGGTATCCCATAGATGTATTCAAATTGATAGAATCAATGAATTTACACCCTGGTTTACCACATAAATTAGTATGGTCATCAAGAGGCTGAGCTTGCCACATATCAGTCGCAGCTAATTTGCATAAAGGCCTCTTGTAATCAACAACAGACTTAGTCAACAAATCATGTGGGAAAGGGTCACCAGGCTCACTAGCGTTAGCCAGAGCCTTTTGCCACCCGTACCATTCCGGCTTCATTTTGGGAGCACCCCAGATGTTTTCAACTTCACAAATTTCGTGAACTGCATCTGAAATAGGTGTCCTGCGAACATCAGAGCGCGATGTTGTTTGACCTGGGCAACGCCCATAATATGAGAATTGAGAGCCCTCTGGCAAGTATCTCATAGGGCTCTTCTCATGAGCCTCACCATCTTCAATGAGATGTTTGCCAAACATGTGTGGTGTGAAGATATTTCCTTTGCCAGAAATAATTACCCCTTCAATATCACGCAATTGATTTATAGCACCAACTGCTTGACTCTTGGTCAGGGTGCCAAAACACCCATAAGGCGTACCTTCCTTTCCACCAAGATGAAAACCAGTAATACAAGGCGTTTTAGTGGTTGCAATCAATGTTGCACCACACAAACCACCAAATGTATTTATTCCCAGGTTTATATATTCACCGCCAACAAATGTGCACACTCCATTTGATGTCTCACATATCTCGCTCATACCACAGGCTTCAACAAAATCACCCTCATATCTGCGCCAAAGCATAACAAATGGATGATTGGTTAGTTCGCCTATGGGCAAGTAAGGGAGCAAATCCCTAAACGATCCACCGTTGGGTGTGTAACAAAGACAAAAATCCGTGTTAGGGATTCTTACACTGCACTTTTCATGCAACTTTGTTTTAAATCTACCACCGATGGCATCGCCCTCATCCTTCCTACACTCCAATACCAATTCTCCGTTGATGGATTTTTGGAAATAATGACTTGGGATCATCATAACATTGGATGTGACCATCAGAACATTCGCCATCAAAGTTTGTTCATTTTGCGCTTTCACACTTGCATAAAACAAATTCTTTTTAACGACATTGGCCAATTCAGTGGGTGTCATGGTTTGGCAAACTTTATCAACGGGCAATGCTCTCTTAACCACCTTGGCCCACACGTCTTTTTGCCCATCACGTTGTTGGACTTCTTGAACAGTTTTGGGTTGAAGACTCGATTGAGCAGGTCGAATTTTCTTCCAAGCCTGATACACGCGATACACGGTATAAATGGCAGCAATTGTTGCACATGAATAACATAATGCTTTCGCATATTATTCGCGGGCATTCTTCACAATGACAGGCAAGGAATCGTTCCGTCTCTTCAATTCATCAATGAAATTCTTTTTGGTCATTGATTTAGACCATATTAATCCAAAGATGTAATAAAGAGATAAACAGCAAGCACCAAACCAAATATTAATAAACATCAAAGCAATGCACAACCAGAATACAGTTTTGCTGTATTCAAAAGTATTGTTTGCTACCACATCACCATAGTACCATTCCAAGAATTCTATGACTCTGGGATCTTCCAGGTAACATTCGGGTATAACGCATATCCAATCCCACGAATCCAAAAATTTTGTGGCTTTGGTGTACAATGCGTCAGTAATGGTGCGCTCAATTCGATTACCAAACGTGTCAACATCCTGACTAAATTTCTTCGTCGTCTTCTCAAACAAATGCTTGAGCGTAACAGCTGTCTTCAAACCAAACTGTTTATCGTAATCATCCTGTGTGTGAATGGGACACTTACCGCAAATGAATTTACAATCATTGATTCCACAACATTTCATTGTTGTTGTTCTACTTTTCATACCGTCCATCAAAGCTTGTTGATTTGTACGGTGGTCATTGTAATGATCAATGGCACATGATATGGCAACATGAGCTGGAACACGTTCCATCTTCATACCATTCCAAGTTATGGGCTGATAATCACCCGCAGATTTCAAATGCGATGGTCTAATTGCCTTTTCGACAGTGATATACCAAATATCATCAATGACATCAGGCTCATACACACCGTCTTTATTAGTATAAAACTCTCGAACTTTCGAAGAATCCACACCACATGGTCTGCCTTCACTATCTTTACGTTGAAATTCTTCTTTGCATTCAACAGTGAAAACCAAATCCATCCTACGTTGAACGGAATAAGGACAATTTGAATACGCGCGAGCATCAAGATCTTTAACATTAGTGGTAACCAAAACTAATTCCGGTTCCACAAAACATTTACCCTTAGCTTCAAGTTCAGCTTTGGGTGCGTAATACATTTGATTATTACAAAAATCAATAATTGCACGCGTGGGAGGTTTCTCAACGAAATCGGATTTTTCATTTCCCATATCATCAAATATAGCTACCAACTTGTCACTCGTCCAGTTGGAGAAGAACTTATCTCCTGGATTGAGGGCAGCGCGATACTGCTTATCAGTAGGTAGTGCAGCGCTCGTAAGCAATGCATCAATTAATTGATCACCAAATGTGGTTTTACCTTGACTACTTTCACCAAAAAGCTCTAAAGCAAAAGGTGATTTACGAGTGCCTGAACTAATCTTTAAAAGAATAAGCTCATTTTTAATGGCTTTACACTTAAGCAACTTATCCATGACCAATTTCTTGTCAAGTCCACTAGTAGTGGACGACAAATCAGTCAATTTGGAGATTAGTCGCGTCAGACGACGCCCAAACTCATTGTCACTAATTTCAGTAAATTTCTCAAGATTGCCACATTTCACAAGATCCCACCAACAAATAATGTTTGCATATTCCTCATCCATTTCGAGAACAGCAAAATCATTCATTAAAAGTGGTTTAAGTGATCCGGTCTTGAAACACAGATAAGCACCTTCTGCGAAAAATGACACGGTTCCAAATAATGCATCAGCCAAGTCAGTTGCACTAAGATGTTTCTTGTACAACTGCTCATCTAATAATTTGAAACCGCATATATCAAATTGCAAATCACTTGCTTCGCATAGACCCAATGTCACCAAAACCCCTAGAAGTTTGGAGACTTGTTTAAAAGCTTTATTATTTCTAACCAAAGACCAATTTGTTTGCAAATCCTTAATGGTCTCCAACCATTGAGGCAATGCATTATCTTGAGCGTCAAATGTATCTCTACAAATAATCTCATTGATATATGTCATAATTTGCTTGGTCATTGACGAATCATAAAAATCGCGTACATACAAAAACACAGCACTTGTGAAGTGTTGATAAGTTGTGCAATTCTGAAGATTGAAAAAGAGAGCTACAAGGCCCTCAAATCTTCGTAATAAAACGTCAGGTAACTCAACCTCTGCCATTTTCGCGAGAGATTGCAATTCAGTTACGGCGGTTGAAAATTCGAACAATCCAAAATGTGGCTTGAATTTGTTCCTACTTTTACTGCGTTTCTCAATATCGCGTTTCTTACCATTTTTCTTTGATTTGTGCCAATCCTCTTTAGCATAAGCTTCAGTGTATTCGGCAATATCATTGCGTGGCAAGTAAACACGCTTATTACGGCTACTAATATCCTTTTTCGTATGGTATACGTTCGTTGATGACTCTCCAACGAAAGAGTTGTCAATTGACCCAGACTGTGCTGCAAATTCCAAACAGGAAGCATCAGTCAGGTATAGACATGCAAAGTGTCCTCCACCACAGAGGACGGTTTCAATCTTACTAATCGCAATTTTCAGTATCGAGGTAAAAGAAATAAACATTTCAATATTTTTATTTATGGATCTTCAACTTGTCTAGTATTTATTCCAAAGGAGAATTTATAACTCCTGGAGTCAGTAAATGACAATGGCTCTTATATGTAAGAGTTTCCCGAAACTATAATACCATTTGTTTCCATTCAATAGTAGTGGTAGACTACTAGATGAACTTTATCACAAAATGTGAAAGGCGTTCTCGCCTAAACATTACTTGATTAAATGAGTGATCAACTCTCAAGTTACGGACTAGTGTATTAAATACTTATTACCGTCATTTTGGTCAATTAGGTCCTTATCGGACATGATCGAGTTATTTTATTTATGGCTTTTACAGGCCAAACGTCAAATGTGACGCAAGAATAAAATGATAATTCAAAATACCTTTATATAAGGTGAGGGGGCGAAAACGCCCACAACAACCTATAAAAAGTATAAAGGGCATAATCTGCCAATTAATCAAAATGAGACTGTGTACGCATACGCGTACACAGCCT